GTGCTGTTGATATTGCCGCAATGCCGATCTGAGCATTGGTTATTGCACCATTCTGTATTTGTGCTGTTGATATTGACGTAGTTGCGATCTGTGCGTTAGTTATGGCAGCATTCTGTATTTGTGCTGTTGATATTGCCGCAGTGCCGATCTGAGCATTGGTTATTGCCGCATTTGCGATTTGTGCTGTTCCAATAATGCCATTTGCTATTTGTGCTGATCCTGTGATAACTGCTGATCCCGTTACCAACTGAGAAGCACCTACGGTTCCCGCAATAAGGAATGATCCATCCATATAAGCGTTGCCGTTTCCAATCTGTAGAGATGTTCCTCCACGATAAGTTGCCAATATGATTTTATTTGCCGCAATTGCTGTTGTGATATTTGTGGTTGCTGTTAGGAATGTGTCACCTTCAGCATAATATATATACATTATTCCGCTTGTCCAGGCAGCATTCCCGGCAGATATATTCCATGTTGTTCCTATACCAGATCCTTGTGTTTTTGCCACAATACCCGCTGACCAGGCAATACTGTTTGTTGCTGGTGAGTTAGGTGTCCAAGTAGTGCCTGTGAGTTGGTATTCATTTGTGTTGGATGGTAATGCAGTCATTGAACTTACTTCTGGACTTATATTTAATCCTGTTCCGAGATAAGTATCGGTTACTGGATTATAGAATGTGTCATATGACGCCACTCTATAATAGTATGTCGTGGTCGTAGATAATCCTACATCAGTATATGCTGTGTCTGGTCCTGTATATACGATGGTTGCTGCATCTGGCGTAAACCCTGATATGTTAGATTGCCATACCAAAGTTCCTACATAATCTGGATCTATTGGTTTGTTATAGTTGATTTGATTGACATTAAATCCACCAGTTATTGTTAGATATGCTGGTGTCACCGGTGCTGGATTAGTGAATGTGTTAAAGACACCCAAAGTTGTGTTGTTGTTTATATCTATACCTTGAACTTTGACATTTAATGTTCTGAATGGAGCATTTGTTATTGTGCTTGTGCTATTCATTGCGTAAGTATAGATATATCCATCCTGAATACCTGGTCCTACTGGTCCAAGAGTATCTGTTTGTAATACCACATTAGCACTGTCCATTATTGTTACTTCGAATCCTGCCAGGTTGGCACCATTTGCCACTGGGTTGTCAAACACAAACGAACAATCTGGAGTAGTCCAGGTTACTCCACCACCCGACACAGATAAGTTGGATACTTCTGACAAGATTGCTGATACATTTCCTCCACTTGTGTCGAGAATATATGACGCTGTTTTTCCAAGTGAAGTTGAGTTTGCTATATTTAGAGCATATATAATCACATCATATGTTCCTGGCAATATATTTTTTAACTCTATTGATGTGGTGGATGTTTCTGACATAGTCACATAGTTGCCAGCATTCCATCTCCACTTCATCACATATCCCGAAGTGAGAGTGTTTGCTGGAGCATCCCAAGATACAGTAACTCCTCGTTCGAAACTATTATCTATTGTGCTTATATACGAAGTTGGCGTAAATGCTATATTCGATACATCTGCGATTATATTTGTTGTTGGTATTGTGTATGTGTTCGCAGGAATAACTATACCTGACTCAATATTTGTATAGTTATTTTTGTCGTATAGTTGTGCCACTATTGTTGCTTCTTTTGTCGCAGTGTCTATTTTTATATTGATTATTCTGAAAGTGCGAGGAGCAACTGCTGAAGTGACAATATAGTTGTCATACTGTGTTGGCAATACTGACCAGGTGCCAGATATGCTTACGTTGCTCCAGGTTCCTGTTGCTGTTGTGATTGGGTGAGTCTCATATGTTATTCCATCTGACAATAATACTGACACTGTTGGTGAAGTGCCACTTACTATAACTGGTTGGTCGAATGTGATTGTATTTGTTGTTGAAGACACAACTCTGCCTGCACCTGCTTGTAGAGTATAATCTTCGTCATATAAGTCGAACACATCATATAGATTTACCAATAAACCCTGTAGGCCCATCTTGAAGGTGACAGTTTCTGTCTGGTGTAAGTTGGTATAAAGCCACCACTTACCTGCTCTTTGTGCTTGACCTTCTGTTGTTGCTCCAAATGCGGCCATATCATATGGTTGATAACCGTATCGTGCCAAACCTGCTGCGTCTGACACAGAACTTACTTTCGGTAAATAACGATTATCTAATCCATTCACATAAGTTGTGTTACATACAGTTGTTCTTGTTGGTAATGCAGACGAATGATATGAGAAATATGGTGTATTGCTATCTCCAATAACATTGCTCTTTGTAATTGGATATAGTGAGTTTGTTGGACGATCTTGGAAGCAAGTGATTAAACCATCTGAAGTTCCCAATACAGCATTAAATGCTCCTGCTATTTCCTGTAGGGTTTTTAGCATATCTTGGCGATTTTGTATCGGAGCATTAAAGGTAAATCTTGGTTCTGTTCCACCTACACCATTATTGACAAACACATCATTGAATACTGCTGCATTATAGAATGAATACTTATCTACCATTGCTGCTGTTATACCAAATAATCCACATCCATAGTTTGAGTTAGTCAATAAGTCATAAAGTATCCAGGCAGGATTATCTGAAACTGCTGTTGTGAATGTTCCATCCCAGGTTCCTGTATAAACTCGTGTTGTGGCATTATAGTTTGATGGGACTTGTATAGTCTGACCTTTTAGCATAAACGACACACCAGGAATTGCTGCTGACTGACCACCCATCTCTGCGGCATTTAGATTTAATCCAACATAAGATACCCCATTATATGGTAGTTGTATTTGTTCTACTTCTTCTACTGTTCCTACTCTGATTGCGTTTTTGCGAACACTTGTTTCATTGTCTTGTGTTATTCTACGAAGACGAATATCCCACAAAACACCAGATCCTACACCGCTTGGGTTATTTAGACGATATTGAACAACTGCTGGTTGGGATGATTTGTCATTTATAGTTGTATATATTTGTTGGACCCAAGTTGAGCTTGTGTGTGGTTTTGTATCTAACGCGAAAGTCACCGAGTCACCAACAATAGATCCTTGAGATGTTGTTGATGCCAAACCATTAGGGAAGCCAATACCTATCTTACAGTAGTCGGTTGTTCCACTTACCACATCATATATAACTGGTGCTGGCGCAACAAGTGGTGTGGTTGTTCCACCATATGCTATCTGATTTACCGTATATACATTTGACGCTCCGGGAAACACAGTTGTTGAGAGTGGAGACTGTGTTGCTGATCCACTCTTAAATTCGTATGATGTTTTACCGAAGTTCCAGGATAAGTCACTGTTTTGTAAAGGAATATTATTTAGATATATACTTTGTCCGTCACCCGTATATAGATTGACAACACCTTCTCCAAGTAAGTGTAATACAGAGACAAGTTCATTTGTTCTGAGTGTGTCGGTTGCTTCGGATAATCCGCCGCCACCACCTGACTTTCCTCCACCACCTGATCCAATAATATCTTTTGTTGTTGTCATTATGTTGTCCATTTTATGCTACATTTATATATGTCACATCTGCTGCTATAATCGTCGATCCTGTTAGCACTTTTGTTCCGTATATAATCGGAATAGGTCCGCCTTGGTCAGTAGAGTTGATTGGGCCGTTAAACATTGTTGATTTAGCACCACCTGCTCCATTATTTCCAGGAGATAGATGCATAGTAAGTGCTGCTGTGATATATGCTGTTGCTACGGCAACTGCTACATAGATTGCCACCTCCGCCCATGGATTTGTTATGGAGAAAGCTGCAATTGCTGCTTGTGCGTCACCTGTTGTATCTGGCACGATATGAATCTCTTCTACTGTGTCTCCGAAAGTAAAGTCTGAATCTAATCCTTCTACTTTATTCTTTTCTTTGTTCGTCCCGATTATTTTTACTTGTTCTACTTTTCGCAGAGCATAGTTCATTTTTGGTGACAGTGATCGTAATGACGCAAATAGCATCTTCTGATCATCACAATCTAAAGTATAAACAGATTTATCTGTTATCTTAGCCAATGATCCATATAAGTGTATTTCTCTTTTCATTTTATTATCCTTACCACATACTTACAGTGTTTTTGCCAATGATCCCATCGACTTTTCTCTGCGTATCGTTCTATCCATTGATGATATAGTTCATTTGTTCCTGCTATAACACCGAGATGATTCACTATTCCTGTTCCTGCTGTGTCAAATATTGCTATGTCGCCTACTATTGATTGTTCTGTTGGGTATCTTTTTAAGCAATCTATTGTTGCTATTCCTTCTTCTATAATATTCTGTCCATTTAACCAGAATCCATATTCTCTGGTAAAGTTCGGCAAGGTTATATTGTTATTTATGCGGTGCCAATCTCTCACTAAAGCATAACAGTCGGCATTGAACCAACTAAACTTTCTCGACTCTAATGGTATTATCTCTGTCTCATCTAACCAGGTTATTTCTGAAATACCTTCTCCGTCTGTTGCCACTATTCCCCAAGGTATGTTGTCGGATAAAAATGACTCTTGATCACCGACACTTGGCCATACTGGATTATATTTTCGTTTTGCGAAGTGCTGTGATTCTTCTAATGTGTATGGATGAGAATGAACTATTGCTTGAATAGGTCCGAATAATTGTTCTATGTCGAATCTTTCCTCGCCACTTATTCTAAAGTGTTTTTCTGGTTCCTCTGAGACATTGAAGCAAGAGTGATAGTCGTCGTTGATTATGAATCCACAAGCCTCGTTCGGGTATCTTTTAATCACATCTTGTCTGAATGCTTCAGTAGCATATTGATTAAGTTTCATATTAAGGTGCCGCGGGATTGATTCTGTAGGGTGTCACGCCCGGGAAATACACCGGAATGCCAGGATTTACTCCAGCATCTTTTAATATTTGTCTTACTGGCAGCATCATTCCTGGTCTGTCCATCGGCGAAGATAATGCCCACTGTAATAATACATTCGTGTGTGTTGATTTTTGGAATACATACCACACTTGCGGTCCAATATATTTTGTTGGGTCAGCGTTTGCCTGTCCGTCGAGATATGATGTTTTTGTTCTTATATATGTTAATGACGCACCAACTAAATCGCCAAGACTCACAAGTGCGGACATAAGTGGACCTTGAACATTTGATATTGACAACACTGGTTGTGGCAATGCTTGTGTTGATGCATGTTCTTCTACTGTTTCTAATCCAATAGGTATTCTGTTATATACCTGACTATTAAATGAGATTAGTGTTCCATCTTGATAGCACTGTGGTGAGAAATAATATATTGACCCACCAATATTCGAACAGTCGAGTTTGTAAAGATCGATCATTCCATCTGAACTATAGGCTATCGCCATCTGCGAGGCTATTGTTGGTGTTGTTGGCATTTTAATAAACCTGTTCTAATACGAAAGTATAGGTATATACATTTCCTCCAGTTGGACAAGTTTTTGTCCATCCTGTTTTATTCATACGATATGTTTTTGGTGTTGTTCCTAATACCATTGTTGCTGTGAATACTTTTGTAGGATCACCATAAGTATTTATCCAACTTTCGAGGGCAGCCGATTGAGTTGTGTCCAGATTGTCAAACTCAACCTGCCAATGTTCGAGAGCATAGTTGATTCCATCTGGAGCAACCTGCTTATATCCATTTCCAAACTGATACTCTAATACTCTGTAGGTTGTTGATACTTGTGATGATATGCTTGGTATAACATTTCCGAATAATGCCATTTTTATCCTCTCCTAAATGCGTTCTGTGTATAGTTATTGCTCAACACACCACCTGGTCTTTGTTGATCAAGCATAGTCTTTTTGCTTATCATTTTCGCAGTGTTGAATGTTTGTTTTACTTGATCTGCGATTTGTTTCGGATCTTGATTGCTATGAATCTGAATAGATACTGGATTATAGTGAGTTGTTCCTGCTGAAGATCCACCACCTACACCACCATTCATTTTTACTCCAAGTGTTCCGCTACCATCTCTGTGTAGTGGCATTATTGCTTCTGGGCCAGCTTCTCCCATCAATCCCATATTGAATGTTGTTGGGCCACCCACAACACCACCGTCTGCGAATGCTGTTACTTGGTTGCCGCCACTGAATGCTCCACCATTTGCGAATCCAAGCATAGATGCGAAACCGCCACCGCCACCGCCACCGCCCATTGCATTTCCTGCTGCTTTTAGCGCATTAGTTATTTCTAACTTGATTATATACTCTGCAAAAAACTTGAGCATAGATGACAACAGTGTTTTGAATGCCTGTGAACCTTGAGTGCCCATATTCATAAAGGCAGTTGTTCCATCATTGATTAACTTGTTAGATGCATCAAGACCTAACTTGTTTAAGTTTTCACTGTCATTTAGGTTGTCCTTGAGTCCTTTGCTAAATCCTTGAGTGAACGCGTGAGATGTAGTATACAGCGCGTTCAAGTTTTCATTTTCTTTCACGATCTGTGTGTTACCAGCTATCAGAAGCTTGTTATATTGATCCTGTGTGATTATCTGCTTCTCAAGATCTTTATCAAGCGCGTTTTTAAGAGCCGCCTGTTGATTCCAAACTATCATTTCTTGTTTTGACTTGCCAAGGGATGCAGTTTGCTTGTCAATGTTGAAACCAATCAAATTTTGAATAGCTAGGTTAGCTTTGTCATAATCATTTTGCTTTGATGTAGCATCCAAGATCTGTGCTTTCTGAATTAACTCATTCTTCAAGTTGTTATTCATCGACGGATCTTTTGCTATCTGCAACTGCACTTTGTCTAACTCGGTTTGCTTATGTCCGTTTTGTAATATTTTTTGTTGAAGTTGAATCAATAGGTTCTGACCAGCCACATTCTCTGTTGTTGCTTCTTTAGATATTGCGATATTCTTCATTGTGGCAGCAGTTGATTCTAACTCTGCTTTTGTGGCACCTTGTCTTTTTAGTGTAGTCATTGCCGTTGCTATGGCAACTTCTCCCAGTGTTTCTTTGTAGTCTTTTAGACTGACTATCGATGCTGCTTCTTCTTCTTTTTGTTTCTTTAGTTGAGAAACATATTGATCCATCGTAAATCCAACTGACACCTGTGCTTGTTGAAAGGCTTTAAATGCCGCCTTTGCTTTATCTGTTGATGCGGTATTCTTATCTGTTGCGTCTGTTGCAGCAAATGTTGTCACTGTTAGTTTTGCAACTTGTGCATCAGCGTCTGACAGTGCCTTATCGGATGCTTGTATACCATCCTTAAGATCTTGAAATGCTTGTGTGAACTTACCGTGGGCAGCGTCCGCGATGGCGGTAAATGTATATGATGCAATTGCTTCCAGTGAATTAAACAGTCCACCTAACTCTATCACAGCACCACCTAGAGTTACAATCATTGTTTTACCGAGGAATACTGCTATAGTAGCAACAGAGTCTAACACGGTCCTCAAAGTTCCACCTTTTTTTGCTGAATCAACAAAGCCAGACGCCAGTGCTTGTAGTCCAGGCATAAGTCCTTGTGTGATTGTGTTATCTAATCCCTTTGTTACTTGACCCGCCAACTTCATTGTTCCGTTGAACATTGTATCGGTTTTTACTTGAGCATCTGTTACTGTGGCTCCATAATCGCTCATAGCCGATTCTACATTCTTATATGAAGATGCAGTCATTTCGGCAACGGATACAATAAGCGGCCCTTGTTTTCCTAATAGTGATACTTCGGCGGCAGTTTTTTGTGCTGAATCAGCATACTTGCTAAATCCTTTTACCACATCGTCGAATATTTTTGCAGTGTCGCCTTGTTTTAGTTCTGCTTGTGAAATACCAAGTTGTCTAAATGCATCTGCTGCTTGTCCGACGGGTTGTGATAGTGCTTTTGTTGTATTTGATGCCAATCGTTGTAGTGATTTGTCTAATACACCTGCGGATACACCAGCAAGATCCATTGTTGCCTGCATTGCTTGTAGTTTTGCCACTGGTATGCCCAGCGAGTCAGATGTTTGCCCGAGTTGTTCATTTAGTTCTGATGTTTTAAGTAGCATTTCGCCGAATGCTTTGGTCATTTCAATGACCGCAGTTACTTCTGCGAATCCTAATAGCATATCGGTCAATGATTTACCAATATCTGACATTGCACTTTCTACTTCAGGACCAGTATGTTTTAGATTCTTTAGTTCTGCGGTCATTGATTTGATACCGGAAGTATCTGCTGGTAATGTTAGTTTGCCTATTTCTATATTGTCTGACATTTATTGATCCTCTATGTTAGTAAGTTCTTGCTTTTTCCGCAACTCATATACCTTATTTATATTTACCATATCCCAGAGGAGAATCGCCTGTGTCTCACCTGGTGAGAGTCTGTCACCAGTTACATCTAAATATGCCTTTATTTCGGTATATGTTATAGGATTGCCTCTCGACGATCTTCTCAATTTGAGAAACGAGTTATAAACATTCACACAGTTATAGGGTATGAGTGCCGGCATAAGTTCCTTGCTTGCTTTGCCGGTCATTTTCTGAAGTTGAATCAAATCTTGTCGCAGTGTGGAACCGTCACTTCTCGGCATATCCAACTCAACCTGTGATTCTATTATTTTACAGGTTTGATTGACTGCGTCTTGAAAAAGCGAGTTTTGTCCGCAATAAACTCTTCCACTTGTTTGACAATCCAGAAATAGTCGTCGTTTGACAGAATCTTAAAGGCATTTTCTTTTGAATACTTTGAGTCATCTCCCAACTCTTCTGACAGAAACTCTTCTGTGTCTGTTGTCCAGCCAACAACCAGACTTGATACCATCACATAGGTTGCTTCTCTTGTTTGTTCTGGTGTAGGTAATACTTTAGTGTCTTCGTAGATTTGACGAAGTTTTGCTTGTGCTTCATATTGTGCGTCATAGAATGATTTACTATCCTGATTCACAATGAGGAAGATAACCTCTTTTTTAGTCTCTGGGTTCTTAATCGGCTTTTTTGTTAGAGGATGTTGTAGAATCATCTCTAATGGTTTGTTTTTTAGTTCTGTGATGCTGAATGACATATTTCATTTCTCCTATGTTATATTTTATTTATGCTCATGAAAAACCAGTCCGGAGACTGGCTTTTCTTATTGCTTTAGTTCTTGTATTATGAAGAACGAGTTACTTTTGCCACTGTTGCTGTTGTTGGGTCATAAACAGCACTGAAGTTGCTCTTTACTTTGATTGGACCAGCACTTGTCACATTCACTGAGAATGTTTCGTAATACATATTAGGCAATAATAGTTCATATGTGTTTGTTCCGTCTGTTAATGTCCAATCTAATGAACTTGCTGTATTGTCTTTGAAGTATCCGAAAGCAATTTCATCTTCGAAAAACAAATCTAATGTTCCGGAAGCATTAAAGAATGATGTGCTCATACTTCTTGGCGTTGCATTTCCAAGAGCATAATTGACCGTTGTCTTTCTGTCGAATGTGATTGTCGCACCAGTAATCCAACCTACATTAGCGCCGTTTGCCTTGATTGTGGCATTTACTGTTGTCAATGGAGCAAAGTGTGGTGCTGCTGTGGTTGTATTTGCGTTAGTTACTGTTCCCATTGAGAAACTTGCTCCTACTAAGTCTGCTTTGTAGGTAACGAGTCCTGCTGGTGCGAATGTTAATGCCAACTTATCTACCACTGCTCCAGAATATAGAGTATATTGTGATATGTCTGTTGCGCCAATCTCTAATGAATAACTGGATTGCGTCGAACCTACTGACAATACATTCGATGTGAATGTGCTGTAGAATACACCTTCCAATAACCAGTCCATTTGTGTGTGAGATACTTCGCCTGAGATAGTTCCTGTTACTTTTTGTGTCGTAGGAACAACATAACGGTGCATTGTGTCACCTTGAATGATATTGTCTGTGACTTTAGTAATATCAGGAGACAGTGAGCAATCAACGAAGGGAATGTCAATCATTGTAGGTGTTGCTGGGAGAGTGTCGAAGGTTGCTTCTGGCACATATAATAGTTTTGTAAAGATACCGCTTGAAATGACTGCTGACATAGTAATGTCTCCTTTATTGTATATTTATATTTCTACTGCTTTTTACTGTGGTATTGTATAAGCAACCCACTCGATTTGTATCGGAACCTGTAGGAATGCGTCTTGAACATTTCTTCCTGGTTGTGACCACGCCGAAAGTATAATCAGATTCTCTCCTGTTGACAAAGTAAGTGTTCCTGGGGGGAATGCCGCAATAATAAGATCTGACATTTTCCTATGATCCATATATCCATAGTTTGTTGGATAGAATAAATCAACCTGGTATAATCCGGTTTGCTTCATACCTTTTTTGCTGCCCATAGTCAATAGTGTTGTCTTTGCTGGCGCTAAAGTCGAACGGCAATATGGTGTTATTCCTGCTTGAACCGTCTGAGTATTCTCTACTGACAATGTTGGCAAAGATGATATGGTTAATAGCTGACCATCTAATGTTTGTTGTATATCTAGCGTATTTATATAACTCATAATCCAACCTTCTCTAATGCTTTCTTTAATATATCTTCTGATTCGAGTATTGTGGTTCCTACCATTAGTGTTGGTGACATATATCGTGTTCCTTGTTCTACGAATATCGCATACGGTGCTTCATTTGTGAATACTCTTTTGCCATCTTTGCCGTCGTCTTCCCACGACCAACCTTTTTGTAGTCGTCCTACATCACCCTTATCTTGCTTTGACACTGGTGTTCTTTGTTTTACTCTTTCGAGAAACTCTGTTTCAAACTCTTCTTCGAGCTTTTCTAATCTTTTGATTGCATCGCCTACAGTTATCATATTATGTCACCGACAGTTCATAACATATAAGAGTCTGATTATCTGGTCTAAATAGTTCTACTGATATGATTCTCCAGGTGACCTTACCACTAATGAGTCTGTCTCCTGGTTCTAACACAACATTATTATCTGGAGGATTTAGGTATATAGTTTTTGTTCCAGTTTCTATCACGCCTCCATTTGATGCTGGTATATAACTTCTGATTTGTTTGTCCATTGTTCCATAGACATTTGTTGCGATTGTTTTGTCAGATATAGATCCAAGAGCCGTTCCGGTGCCATTTACTGCTCTTACTATCTTGAATGGTGTTCCCCACTCTTTTAGAATAGTGTATATATCTGATTTTAGTGTTATATAGTCTTGTAGGGCCATTATAGACTCATATATTGAGGATTGTTTGTTTTCTTGAGTAATGGATATAGAATCTTATCTATTTTCCAGAAGCCAGGATAACGCTCTGCGTCAATCTCTTTGCCGAATGTTGTTGAAGTTGCTATACCACCAACTTTAACCGATTTAGTTTTTGTAAATTTAAGTAAGTTCGGTTGAGGATAGATTGCTGTCTCTCCACCATTGATATACATCAGAGCAACTTCACATACTGCTTTCTGAAGTTGAACAGGAATAACGCCTGTTTGTATAACTTGAATCTGATTGATAACGAACACAAATCTGGGGAACAGCAATGCTTGAATATATGGACCTGATCCTGGATAGTAGTTCTGTAGTCCTTGTGCTCTTGGAATAGAGTAATATTCTTGACCATACATAATATCTATTGCGTTTGTTGCTTGCATCAATGCTTCTTCTTTTGTTGTCACATCGGTGATACCAGTCCAATCTGTATGACCGTATAGATTATGATATGCGTCGGCATAATCAGTTGTGGTGTATGAGTTTGAATCTACGAATCCTGTTCCGTCTTCTACCTTGAAAGTAAGCCCTGGATATGCTGTTGTCATAATATTATCCTTTTTATATAGTATTTATGAAATGGCCCCGCCTTGTTGCCAAGAGCGAGGCCGTATTTCACTTACTGATTTAATGCTTACTATTAGTTACCGATCAGCATTGCTGCAAACTCTGGCTTGTTAGCTAATGAACCCCAAGCTTGACCAACTTCGAAGTGAACCTGACGATACACTTTGTATTGAGCGATCTGGTAAGAAATACCCGAAATAGCGTCAAGAACCATTGCCACATCAGTTGCTGCGTCGCCACCTACTGGCATAATCGGAGCACGGGAAGCAAGGATAAGTGCTGTTGGGTCGAAAGCAATGTTAGGCGAGTATGAAGCACCTACTGTGATCGCAACACTATCTGCTGCTGACTGTTGTAGTCCTGGTGCTGCTAAAGTCAATGTCTGACCTGCTGCTGTAACACCTGAAGCAACAACATAAACATTTGTGTCGCCTGCGAAAGTAACTGTGTCGCCTGCTGAAATAACATTTGCGCCTGTTTTAACTTTGATTGCTGTTTCGCCTGCTTGATATACTGAACCTGATGCTGCGCCAGTTCCGTCTGTAACATATCCAGTTCCTGTTCCTGCTGTGTGGCCGTTTTTGTCTAACTGACCTGACTTGTAGAATTTGAAACCATCAACTTCCATCACTGCGCCTAAACGCAATAGTTCGTCTGTTCCAGCTTCGTTTGCTTTGTATAAGTTAGGCATTGCGCGAACATTTGCCATAGCACGGTTACCAAGGATAAGAGCACGGTTGCCATCTGGTGTTCCGTTATTGTCCAGGATAAGGTTAAGTTCTGCGAATGGAAGCATTGACGAATTGCTGTTTGCGACATAAGTGAATGGTGATACTAATACATTTCCGTATGCGCGGGAGCATCCAGCTACCATTGTATTTACGAGACTTGCTTCGATTTTGTTATCTAAAACACGAAATGCTTGGGAGAACTGATCACGAGCAATAACTTCGTAGTTATCTCCAACTGCGCGTTGTTCTTCACCTGTCCACTGAACCGGAGCTGCCCAAGAGTCGGCAATAACCAAGTCTTTGTAAAGCAATGTTTGACCACCAGTATTAGGAACAACGTTACTTGGAGTAATCGCTGTCAATGTTGCTGCTTGAGTAACTGGGCTTCTTACTGTTTGTCCAACTGCTGCTTGTGATTCTGAAGCGTCGCGTGTTGCTGCGTGAATAAGGCCAATAGGCTCACGAGCCACTTTATCTCTTGCTTCGTAGATGATAGGAATAAGTGCTGACAGTGTCGTTGCACCTGCTCCTGCATAGTTTGTTCCGCCTTGAATATTTGCCATAATCGTAAATCTCCTTTAATGTGTTATGTTCGATTTGTGGTAGAACATAACAATATGTTCTACTCTTATTTATATTTCTATACTTTTTTATAGTATTATACAGTTATTTATATTTTAGCATCTAAATAAGAGTAGTTTTACTATTATTCCACTCGACGACCAGACAGTATTGCTGCTCTTTGTTCTTTTGTCGTCATATTTTGCCAGTCTTCTCTTGAGATAGTGTTGCTGTCTCCTCTTGAAGATCCTTCTGCTGGTGTTCTCACTTTAGGTGATCCAACAGTCTTTTCGAATAAGAACGGATGCTGACTTTTTAGTTTTGACACTGCTGCTGACAATGCTGTATCATCTACTGAATCTGTATCTTCGTCATATTGAACAAGACTCTTATCAAGTTGAGCAACTGCTAAATCTAATGCCTGTGGATTGATTCCCATTGCCGATAGTTTTGATGAAGCGGCAACTTTGATCGCACCTGATTTTGCTCTTTCTACATACTTTTGTTGTTGTGCTGACACTTTTGCCAACTCTTCTTTTAAGTATGCCGTTACTTCTGGATTTTCTAAAGGTGTTTTAACTTTTTGCTTTAGTAAATCTCTTTGTTTTTCGGTTTCTTTCTTTTGAGCTGCTTGCTTGGCAATAACTGCCTCTAACTCTTTTGCTTTTGCTTCCCAGTCAATATGATCCGCATTATCTTCTACTTGAGTAGCTACTTCTCTTGGATCTACTGCTGTTACTTCTTGATTTTCGTTTTCCATTTTAATCTCCGATTAAATGTTGAGTGCATCCACACTCCCTACTATTTAGCATAAACACCCGTCTATGCTGAATATCTTTATCCTGCTAATATTGCTCCTGCGCTTGCCTTTGTTGTTGCTACTGGTTTTATTGGTGTAGGTATTGCTGGTGCTGCTGGCAGTGGTATATTTGTTTCTTTATTCATTGCCATTATGTCGGCAATCTTTTCCATTGCTTCTGTTTCCGACAAGCCCTTTTCTTCCATAAAGTAGTCTTTGATTGACGCTCTGTTGTTGTCAATCTTTAATGTCCAGATATTTTCTACTTCGATCTGATTTACTGGTAGATTCGGTGCAGCAAATTGTGCTTGTAAATATCCGTCTGTAAGTTGTCCTGGGTAGATTGATTTGGTTATTTCGTAGAATCTGCGTAAATTTGCTTGCATTAACTGTCCGCGAAGTTCTCGTAGTTGTAAGTTTGATATTTCCTCTACTATAAGTTGAAACCCCGAAGTTGCTTTGCCAGAACCACCATAGTTAATATTTACTGCCCAGTCGTTTGCCACTGAACCGATATATTCTGTTATGATCGCATCTAACTCTCCGAGTTTAGTGTCTGGTCCAATAAACTCTGCTTTTCCTGCCACTCCGTCACCATCTGATCCAAGTTTTGCGATTGAACCTAAACCACCAATATAAGATTGCTTTCTTGTTTGATAGAATGGTATGTCATTATATACTGCTCCTGCTGGCGAAGATCCCATCTGTGCTGCTGGTATAAGTTGATCACCTGAGTTTGCGTCGTCATTGATAATGTCACCAGTGATGAATAATGTTTTTTGTTTCTGGAATGCGATCGCAAACTCTGTGTCTGTTAAAGCAAGATTGACCACTTCTTGTAATGCGATTAAGTCTTCTGCTGGTCTTTGCCATATTCCACGACGAGGTTTATTTGTGTCATAGAAGAATGACGCTGGAATCATACCATATGGGTTAGGTTCTCTGCTGATGACTGTTTCGATTTGATTGTCATTATTTGTTTTGTTTGAGTCGTCTGCGTCTTCATTTACCTGTATTTCGATAATCTCTTCTGGTGTCCATACACAATATGACCATTCTTTCGGTCTTGGTGAATAGTTATTTCCGCCTTGTAGTGCCGTATCTCCAAGGATAAACCCAAGTTCGGTTATCTTTGTTCTTGCTTGATTCATTCTCGCCACAGTATTTCCGTGATGAAGGATAGTCATTATTAGTTGATCGCCGCGAGTATGATCGTATCTATATTGACCATTTGTTGTGGTAACTCCGTCTGGGATTGACAACTGTTGTAGTAATATAATCGAACCAGTTAGTCGAGTGTAAATATCCAGATTTTGCATCACCTCCATCCAATCTGCGTTTTCGAGCATTTCAGATAATACTGGGTCTGTTACTGGCAACTTATCTGTATCTGTAACAATTCCCATAACTGGCGGTCTATTGAATAACATACCTGATTTAGATATGATTGATCGGGTTATATTTCTAACACGAGGAATAATACCTCTATGTTTCCATTCTTTTCGTTTTCCCCATCCGTTCATTCCACCGTCAAGCATCTGAATAACATACGCAAGTTGATCACCTTCATAATAATCAACAAGTTTCTGAACAGCATTAGCATTAGGACTGAAAAAGTCTTCGAATGTTATTGTCTTGCCAGCTATTGCTTTTTGTTTTGTCTGTGCCATTGTCTTTTGTCCTTATATCTTATTTATACTTCTCTATTATACCAATACCGTTATCTTTGATCTATGCTTTGTTGGTGCCCATACATATGATATAAAGTAACCAAGTGCGTCTGGCATATGGTCTATATCACCTGATTTATCTGGCTTACCATTTATGAAACCCTGTGTTTCTATACATCTTACCAGAACAGGGCACATAAAGTCATTGATGAATAGTTGTCTCTGTCCGAGAGCATTGGCAAACTTCTGATTAACTGCTCCTATTCTATCTGCAACAGGAATATGTCCTTTGTAGTGATGAACATTGTTTGTTCCGAATGCTTGTTTGAGTTGCATCACATCGGTTTGTGACATTGACGTAAAGTCAGATCGCATTGTGTCACCTGATCCATCAACAAAACACTTGATTTGCCTATTCGGATAACGGCGTTTTATCTCTCTAATCAGCGCCTCTGTATTCTGTGTTCCATATATTTCATCAACAATATGAGGAACCTGACCTATGATGATCCCTACGATTGTTGCCATTTTACCGATGTTAAAGTCAATACCAATAGATAATGGTGCGTGAGGATGTTTTGCCAATGTTTCTGTTGATCTATTCTTTGCTCTGTCATACGGATAATACACGTTGCCGTCTGTGAAGTTGATGAACTTACCATAGAAATATGCTTCCAACTGTTCTGAAGTATGAGTTGCAGCCATTTGTATAAAGTAGTCTTCGTCTATAAACGGATTGTCGTATGTTGATGCTCTGATGAGTCTTCTCGTTGTGTCAGCATTTGCTTCGAAAAACTGATACATCCAGTTATATCCTTCTGGAGTAGATACACAGAATCCTTGTTTCTTCTCACCTTTTGTTAGACGACTTACCATCATTTTCCACGCATCTGTTGCCACTTGTAGAGTCATACGGTCAATCTCATCTATTCCGAACCACGATAGAGTCATACCAGCTGCCTTGTCGAAGTTTTCTGCTGACAGTAACCATATTCTTCTTACTTTGTTTCCGAATGTTATTTCATAATATCCGTCTGATTTGTTGTGTGTGAATTTCAGTCCTATTTCGTATAGTATCTTATTCATTGTAGGAACGAGTGTTCTGGTGATCATACCATAAGTCGGAGATAATAGAGCACCATCTTCTTTGGTATTAAGAAGAGACATATATAATGCTTTATGACACAATGCATGGGTTTTTCCTGACCGATAACCACCTACCAATCCCAAGAAAGCGGGCTCTACTGATTGAATAAAGTCTATCTGATGAGAAAGTAATTCTACTTCTTTCATTTTGATTTATATATCCTTTTACCATCTACAAGAATCCAGGTATAGTTACCTTTTTTCTTTGCTTCTGATATATTCTTTCTGTGCTCGTCGGTGACTAATCTACCTTTATTTGCTTTACCATAAGTATTTCCTATATTTGATATAGACACATCAGGTCGTTTTCTGCCGCGATTTTTTAGGTTTGGTCCTGTGGATATTCCTTTTCTGCTTTTTTTTATTATTGCACCTTCACCATTTCCATTATGTAAATTATATGACAATACATTGTTTTTAGCATCGTTTGACCATAACCAGGTTGATTCTAATTCTCGAATATACTCACCTGAATGAGAAACTTCTAATATTTCTTTAATCCAGTTTTGGGGATTTGCCTTAATAAATGATTTTACTTTCTTACTTGATGTATAATAGGTTGTTTCTTCAGGAGAACACCCGATAGCCCATCTACAGCCAACATACCACATGCCGGTAGATATTTCTGTCCATTTATATAAATATGGTGTTGTCATTCTTTGTTATTGTCGTCTTCTTGTTCTGCGGCAATTTCGGCTTTTGATTTAAATGCTTGTGGTCTGACTATTTTAATAGTATATCCGACATTTGAATCTTCTCCATTTCCGTCAATTGGTATTATATCATTATCCGTCATTCCACAATAGTTCTTGAGACAGAACTTTAGCATCACATCAGAGCTGTCAATCAATGCTCGTTGTAGTGCTTTTTGCTTTAGTCGTTGTTTTGTTAGTCCTCTTTCGACCGAAATAATCTCTTTGTATGGTGATTTTTCTAATGCAGATACACTTATATCTAATATTGCCGATATTTCTTTAGTTGTGAGATGTGCTCCAGCCAACTTTGCCAGTTGCTTTTCATCTACTCTTTTAATATATTTAGGATGACCTTTAGGTGCTGCCATATTCTATCTCCTTATCGGTTTTTCGTGTTTAACCGCATATTCTCATCAACCACAATAGGTTGTCTAAATCCATATTCCTTAATAGATTTAACCACTTCTTTAGTAGCATCGGTGTTTTTACGGGGATTGTTTTTGTATGGTTGAATAAGATTTATATCTACCATCTCTACAGTAAGATTGCTTTTTGACATTGTGAATACCTCCTGTATTCTTGATATATGTGCTTACATCCATAAGCCCTACAGCAAATATTATAATCCTATAATATATTGCTTATTTGTATTTATATATGTTGATTCTTTTGTCTTTCTTCTACTTGTTGTCTTTTTTGTTCCAGATTTACCTTCGCTCTTTGTAAGGTGATGAGTTTTCTATATAATCTCTTCCATTTTATCTTATGGTATCTTCGGTGGTTCGGATTGAGACTATCTATTAGCATACATTCTACAGAGAAGATCTGGTTGCCGTGTCCCATCTTATATAATAGTAAATGTGCCATCAGATGTTGTCTCAATGTTAAATAGACGAGATTTTCTGGTGAGTTTGTTCCACCAAGTGAAGTTGGAATAATATGATGCTTTTCTCTATAACCGGTTAAGTATGTTCTTTCGGCATACGAGATTAAGTTAGCATATATTCTCTGATAATCCATTTACTTTGATTTTTTTACCGGTTTTGTTGCGGTTTGTTCTGTTGTTATTTCCATACCAGACCCTGTTGCCGAATCTAATACCTGAACAGAGTATAGTCCTACTTCAGATAATGTTGTTGCCAGTATGTTGATTGAAGAAGATAATGACAGTGAATTTCCGATCAAGTTTTCTGTTGTTTCAGATAGTTGTTTCGGGTATTTCTGCCAGAAGGTATTCGTCTCATTAAACTTTAGTGTTATTAGTAAGTTTTTGTATGGTAAGATATACACGGTGTTTTTTATATATGTTGTTGTAGTCATTTTAGTCTCTTTAATGTTCCTGTCTTGTTTCTTCCTATTTCTGCTGTTGGTATATGCCAGGTTTGTTGTGGTGTTCTCTGTTGTCCTACAGTCAATGAGAAGAAGTTTCCCCAAAATACTTCAGAAGCACTGTTGCTTCCTATTTGTTTTGACAGATTTTTGTCTGCCACTTCTCCACAAGCACATATGATTGTAGGTGTTGTTTCTTTTATTGAACAACTTACTTCTGTTAGTTTTTTGCAGTGTTGGCAATAATATTCGTATTGGATGATTCTTCTCCTTGTGATTCATATATTTGTTCTGTTATTTCTATATAAGATCTTGTTTTGTCTATATATTGGTAGATTTTTTTGTTTGTTATTGTTACTTCTCTTTTTTCGAATAACCCGTTACCTATATGAATCGAATCTTCTGTTTCTGTTCTTGATATAAGTCGGTTAGTGTATTTATCCATTTTATTTATTAGTTCTTGGTTATGGATGGGTTGATGGTTGTATGGTAGTTGTTCTTGTTTCTTGATGATTTTTTTCTGATGATCTTTTTGCAATGAATAGAATGCGATCATCATATCGGGTGTATAGTGGTTTAGTCTAAAGAACTTTTGAATCATTTCATCTTTTGTTAGTCTTTTGTATTTTACTCTTGTGGTCATTGGTTGTGATTTTTTTCTTTTTTCCTCTTATTATAGTATTCTCGTTGGTATTCTGCTCTACTGGTCATATTGTATTTATGCGTGTTACAAGAAACTTTTCGGCATAATCACGAAGGTGTCGTATTTGTCATTTGCTATTAAAGATGCCGAACCTATATTGGTTAGTTGTGTTGTGGTTGTTTGTGCGACTGAGTCGGGCAAAGTAACTGATACTTTGTTATTAGGATTGAAACTTACCACTTTTGACATTAACACATATTGGTATCCGTGTGCAGTATTCTGCCATTCACTCCAGGATATAGTTGCCTTGTTAGGTATTTGGCTCCTGCCTGTGATATAAACAATAAATGTTATGTCAAGTGTGCTTGAAATAGACTGTATTATATCTCTTAATCTATTAAGTGCGATTATTTCTGTGTTGTGTGTTTCGGCAATATTTAATACCTGTGTTCTTATTCTTCTCCAATCTATCGTTGCGGTTGAATATGTTTCGTTGATATTTGTTAGATATGTTCGTGATCTATTAAACGATGCGATCACATCTTGTAGTTCGTTGTTGGTAAAGTCGATCTTTCTTGCTCTATTGAGATAGAATGATTCGTTTTGTGGTCCTTCGTTTATTATATAAGTCATTAACGACAATCTATTTAGTGTTATGGTCACAGATTCTAACTCATTTATAGTTGAGGTGACTGCTCTGTTTCTTGACACTGACAATATTTCTGTATTTTGTGTTTCAGATATTGTTGCCGACATTGCTCTTACTTCAGACAATGTTACTAATATTATTTCTTGTTCTGTTGATGTGAATCCCAACGATCTATTTACCAATAGTGTTTCTACTTCAGTAAGTATCATCGCGATGGTTGATGTTATATCTCTTGTTCTACGCAATGCGCCGAAAGTCGTAGAGGATGCTTCTGTTGTTGTTGATGTTAGTTGTTTTAGTCTCGCAAGAGATAATGTGAAGTTAAATGTCTCTGCTAAGTTAAGAGTAGTATTTCTTAATCTATTTAGAGCAATGGTTGCTGTTTCTGATTCTGTTATAGTAAATGAGTTGTTTCTGTTTCTATTAGTTGAGAATGATTCAGAAGTTGTTTCAGACACAGCAAAGATATTCTTTCTGTTTCTATTAGTTGAGAATGATTCAGAAGATGTTTCAGAAACAGTGAATATATTCTTTCTGGCTCTTATTGCCGAAAGAGTTATTGTTCCTGTTTCGTTGATCGTGAAGTTTTCTACCCTTACTCTATTTAATGTCGCAGATACAGATTCTGATTCGGGTATATTAAATACTAAACCCTTTGTTTCTCCAGTTGGATTAAATAAGAGCAGGAGTGACATATTACCACGGTGCGGCTGGAAGTGCTGCGATTACTTGGGCAGAGGTTGGCACTATTGGCGGTGTTGCGGCCAAATCTGTATTCTCAATAGTCTGACAGGTTGTCCATACTGAATCTCTCCAAGCAATAAAGGCTTTAGCGTCTGCGGCAAAAGTTGCGTTTGTGCTTGCCGCATAAGAAGCACAAGATACTCCTGAGTCATAACCTTTCTTCTGTGCTATTGAGTCTATATATTTGCTCACATCTGCTTCAAGTGATGCGATTATTTGAGCAGTTGTAGGTTGTGGCACAGGATCTGGAGTATTTCCTGCTGCTATCCAAGCAAGGTATTCTGCATAGTCACGATTCGCAGGGTCAGGAGGAATAGACGCTCCGTCGCTGCGAAGGATTGATGTGTATTGGGTGAGTTGATATGTGTAGTTAGTGTTCATAGTTATAGTCTCGCGTCTGCCAGTATTGCTGTGCCAACTGCGGCACTCCGAATATGTGCGCAGGAATAAATCGGGAATGTTGTCGGGCCACTCAACTGATAGTTACATCCAGTTGGGCTTGCTATTACGGCAGTTATGCCCGAAGAAGCGTATGCTGCGATGGATGCTGTTGTCATATATATACTTGCTGCTGAACCAATAATACTTACAGTGGGCGCAGTTCGCATAGGTGGATTAAATTCGCTCTGAGTAACAACTGCGCCCGAGCCTATTCCAAATCCTATTCCTATCGGTGCTTCATTTCCAGCTATACCGAGTGGCTGTAAATACCTCTGACACCTCATCAACACCACATCATCAGGAAGAAACTCAAAGTCAGTTCCAGTGGTTGCACCTGTTGGCACTTTCTCTAACTGGACTCCTGTGATGTTGAGGGTTGAGCCTGCTACTTGATTGACGAAGGTAACTGAACCTGTGGTGTTGAAGTAGTTACCTGCTTGCCAAGAACCAGCAGTGGTGTTGAAGTTTGAGCCAGAACCTAAATCCAATGCCCACTGCATTCCTGTCGTATTATCTGTAGGCCAAGTTCCAGAAGATGTTCCTACTATTGTAATCACGGCTTGAGTCCACGAGGTTGTTACGTTGACTGTCCCAATATAACTGTAATCAGCCGTGCCGCTCCTTATTGAAACACTGTAGACTCCCGGAACACTCCCTTTAATCCACTGCCCAGTTGCGATAGTTTTAGGAGAGGCTGTTCCAAATCCAAAATCAATAATGTTCTGACCTTCAATTGGTTGTTGGAAGTAGAATGGTTCTCCAACCCCCGGAGCGTGTTGGTTAGTAACGGTAAATTTAGTTGAATACTTAAATCCCGGAGGAGCATCTACAACTTGTTGTGCTGAAATACAGTTTAGCCCGCCTGAACTTAATGACGCAGTCCACATGTCAGTAACATACCCAATGGTAGTAAGAGTAACCGTAGTTCCACCATTCACCTGACTTACTGACATATCTCCGTTGATGATGCGGTTGCGGAACATTGACGGCGATGACGATGTTTGCCAAGTTGCCGCTGTGCTTGATGTTGCCGTTAGCACTTGCCCCACTGTTGGTGCTGCGGCAGTTGAAACTCCAACAGTGGTCGTTGCTGAATTAAGGCCGTTTGCTGCGGTCGCCGTAGTCGCGTTAATAGCATTGGTTGCGTTGGTTGCTGTGCCAGCAATCGACGTGACAACCTGTATCCATCCTGTCCAAGTTCCATAATAACAAGTATTCGTATACATTAATCCTGATCCTGATCCATCCAGGCCTTTTGCAGTGATGACATGGTATAAGTTTCCAGCAGCGTCACTTGAATAACGCTGCAACTCAATATACCAAAAAGCAGCAGGTAAGTTTCCTTGCGCCACTGACAAGCCAACATCATACATCCCGCATCTTGGCAGACTATCAGCCCAAGTTTGTAGGTTTGTATCTGAAGCTAAAGCTACGTTCTTGCCTGCGACTGCATAGTGTGCGTTGGTTGCGTCGGTTGCAGTGCCAGCATTACCAGGAATGTTGATTGTTTTTGAAGTTGCGTTAGTTTTACTCATTGCTTATCCAGTTTGCTGTTTGAGCATTTATTGAAGCGTCAATCCAGATCACACTTGTGTTACTTATATCTAATGACACAGTGTCGCCAGCATATAGGGGGAATCCATTTGATGCCGACACAGTAGATCCGCCTACATATATAATCCCTGTATTTGTGGTTGATGCTTTAATTGTGATTGATTTTGCTGTGTTTGCTGGTAGTTGAACACTTGTTCCTGCTGTAGTGACTGTCGCAAGTGCGTGTGCTACTGTTGTTGGAGGAACTTCTGCTGTTGCTACTGTGCCTGTTATTCCTACAGTTCCACTTACTGGTTGTGTTGTTTGCCAGAATGTTCCAGTAACTGGGGTTGTTGGCATTGTTGTTATTGATCCAATGTTCCAGGTTCCTGATTGGGACACTGCACCAATAGTATTTGATCCTTGTGGCAATGATTCATTAAGTGAAATAACCGACGAACGGGAAGTTGCTCTTAGCGATATTGTTGCTGTTCCGCTACTCCAAGCACTTGCTCTTACTCTGAAGTATAATGTGCCGCCAACATTTATTTGTCCGAGATTGTTTGCGGACCAGGTATTTCCCAATAACCCACCTCCAGTATCTACGAAGTTTATAGGATAATATGTTGTTCCATCTATAGATACTTCTGGAGTAAGTGATCCTGACCAGGTTCCACTTATTTGAACACCCACTGTTTGTGTCTCGGAAGTGGGTATGGATATAGTCTGTGACAGTGCCGTGATTGTTCCTGACACAGCCAAGTCTGTTGGTAAGTTACCAATGTTTGCTTGTAGGCGACCAGAACTATCTATAACAAGCTTGTTTGTAGAGTCGATGGTTCCGTCCATCAACTTCATATATTGAACTTCTACTGTTCCGAGGGTAGCATCTGTTACTTGATCTGTTGCAATGACTGCGGCATTACCACCAAAGTCTTTTATTGAGACATTATCTGCCATTTAATACTCCTATATTTGCGGGTGAGGCATTTCTACTCCCACCCTGGTTCAGGTTATCTTACTATTAAGATAATGTGATTGTTATTCCACCAATAGCGATAGATGCTGTGTCGCCGTTGAGAACATTCTTTGCTACTGTTAATACGCCGAAAGATAGCATATTGCCTGCCGTTGCAGCATCGTAAATAACGCCATAAGTCATATTAGCACCTGCTGACCAATCTGCGGTTGCTGCTGGGAATGTGATTGCTGCTGCGTTAGTCACTGACCCTGCTGCTGCTGCGTTCCAAGTGGCAGAAGATGTTGCTACTCGAGCATAAGAGCCACCTGTAGGTTCGGTTACGCCTGTTCCGTCTGTTGCTGGTGTTGTTGAAGATAAAGCAATATATGCTGTTGGCATAGTATAGGCAGTTTTGCCGTTCTGATGATCCAATAACTTATCTGCTAAATATACTGATATTGACATTGTGTTTCTCCTTGATTATATTTATATTGTTATCTTTCGTTGTATGTTCAGTGTGCCGAAAGTAGGGGTTAGTATTACTTGCGGAGTTGTTGAACTAATCAACGAAATGTCATAAAGTAACTCAATCGTGTCATCTGATTGATTTACTGGTGATATTGATGCTGTATCTGTTGGCAATAGAGTTAAAGTTATGTTACCGGTTATGGGAGACGACACTTTGATACTCCCGTTTGCTATATTTGCTGTTATGACTGCTGATCCAGTATATGCTCTCTTAAACTCTGCCTGAATGTCATATCCAGTTAAGTCTAAGGCGATACCATAAGTATCCAGGACAGATATATTACAGATAAAGGTGCTATCTTGCATTATATTAAAGTCAGTTTCTTGTGGTAAGGCATTGATGATAGTTGCCATTATTGTGATTCCTCTGTTGTCATAGTTGTATTTATATTTTTAATCAATCTATCGTTTGTTTGCTTTAGACTTATCTTTGCGTATTCTATTGTTTCTTCTACTGTTAGTCCTTTTTCATAATATCTCTTAATCATACCCCAGAGTTGAATCTCTCTCATTGGCTGATACATCGAGATTGCTCTCTGTGAATCTTCTCTGAGTAAATCGAATAAAGAATAAGATTCTATATATTTGGTTTTACATTCTGATATAGTCGGCGACAGTGCTTTGAATATTCTGAGTTGTTCGTCGAAACTAAAGTTATTGTGTGCCATCTTATTCTATCCTGAAGAGCATACCGAATCTACTTGTTTCTGCTTTGTGTTTTGCTGCCAATTCCCGACGGCGATCCATCTCTTTTCGCATTTCTCTGTCCGTCATTGGTTCTTCTGTGTCAAGAGTAAATCCCAATAAGTCTAATAGTGGTTCCATATCTACTATATTGAGTTTGGTAAGCATCTTATCTATCTTATCTATTTGATCAACTGACAAGTCTGTGTGTTTTCCACCATCTTTTAATGGCAGTGGCCACATAAGTATTTCGTCAAGTGCTTCGTCGTCTAACTTATTCCATCTTGTTATTTTACCGAGACTTTTTTGTTCTACTTGTATCTCTTTTAGTGCTGCTTGTAGGTTCTTGATTGTGTTTCTTTCGTCGTCTGTGAATACCACATAAGTTACTTTGTTTTTACTTATCTTTGAATGCACTCCTGTAAATCCACCTGTTTGATATAGTCGCATTATATTATCCTTTATATATTCTTTTTCCATCTATACAAGTCCAAGTCTTTCTTGGCCCTTTATGTGGATTTTTATGTGGACCGCGTGGGCCTGATGGATTTTTCTGTGGTCCTTTTGGACCAAGAATCATTCCTTTATTCCAAGGTGTCTTTCTTGGCCCTTTATGTGGATTTTTCTGTGGACCGCGTGGGCCTGATGGATTTTTCTGTGGTCCTTTTGGACCTTTTGGACCAAGAATCATTCCTTTATTCCAAGGTGTCTTTCTTGGCCCTTTATATGGCTTTTTCTGTGGACCGCGTGGGCCCTTGATTCCAACATGTCCATTTCTTGGCCCTTTATATGGATTTTTCTGTGGACCTTTTGAACCCTTGATACCATATCCAGTATGCCCATTTCCGTTATGTTGATTATATGACATAGGATCATTTCTAGCATCTAATGTTTTCAGATATTTAGCTTCTAATTCAAGTATATATTTAGACTCTCCGATACATTCTATTTCTCTAACCCAATCAGATGGATTTGCCAATATTTTTGGTTTTACTATTTTACTTGAACAGATATAACCATCATCTGGGTGACAATTTTTTGCTGTTCGTGATCCTCGATACCACATACCTGTTGATATTTCAGTCCATTTATATAAGAATGCTTTTGTCATATTGTATTTATACTCTTATTTGGACTACTTTTGAGCCTGTTTTTTCTTTGCGAGTGTTTTCTTCACTGACGCTGCTATCTTCTGATTGTGTTCTTTTGTTTTCTTCTTACCAGACATTGCTTTTGAAATAGCATTTTTATGTGCTTGTGTTCTTTCGTATATACCTGACCCTATTTTTCTTGTTGTCGTTGTCATTATTTGTTTGCCTTGATAAATGAATCTATGCCTGCTTTGTCTTTTGCGTCGAACCAGATAATACCTTTCTTGTCACAATAGTCTGCGTAAGAGGTTTTTGACGAACTGCTTATCTTCTTATTTGGTTCCATAAACACCATTGCGACAATAAGACCGGGGTTCTGTTTGACAACTGCTGTTATTTTTG